CGCATCGTGTAAGCGCCAGCAGGAAGAGAAACCATCTTGCTATGAAGTTCAAGACCTCTGCTATTGACTCTATCGCCATCAGGCATTTTATAAGCAGTCCAAAAGAACTTACCTTCAAGATTAGTGTTCTGTGGATGAAGTTCAAGGACTTCATCACCTAGACGACCGCCTTGACGAGAATATTCACTACGGAGAACAAACGGAAGCATTCCCTCAGCATCAGCGACTCCATGGAAATGTAAAGCAGTGTTAGATCTATCGATAGGAAATACAAATCTATCATTCTTTTTAACATTAGATGTAAGCTGACCATAAGCCGCGGCTGTAGATGCATTCGCCTCAGATGAATATTTATTTAGTAATTGACGATATGGAGTTGCCTCAGTCTTAGCAATACCAACAAACATACGCGGTACAAGACGTCCAGCACCTCCTACGTTTCTAATTACATTTGCGCCAGCAGCCGGATCAGCAAGAGTCAATTTAGTTAACTGATAATCCATAAAAGACCAATTCATAGATTTATTAGCATTGGCGTAAGAGTTCATAAGTTCTTGAGGGTAAGTTGTGTAATCAGCAATCATACGACAATCGTTACGGACTAGGTTAAAGTCAACAAGGGCGTTCGTAGTAGCGCAGGCGTTCATACTAGCACGAGAACCATCAGTCGCCGAGTGAAGAGTGAGTTCAATCTGTACAGGCATATCCGAGTTGAGCATATAGAGCGGGAACGCAGTGTTTTTGAACATCGGGAATAATTCTTCAAGAGTTAAACTGAATACAGGTTTGTTAGCAATTAACTGGAAATCATGAACAGCAAGACCGGACGTTGCGCCGGTTGTGTTAGAAGTATAGTCTTTACCATTGTCTAAAACAAGATGACGACAAACTTCTTTAATAACAGCTGGATTGGTAGTATCATCATAGAACTGCTGATGAGCAATTCCTCTGCCGCTAAAATACTGTTCTTTTTCTTTTTGTATTTCGTTATTTACAAATAATGATTTATAAGCATAATAATCAGAGAAGTCTGATATTTCTTGGATGGTTTGATTTCCTATTTTCAAAGTTACGTTTTTGACGATTGCGCCTACGCCAGTTCCTATGGGAAGGAAAGACCTAGCATTAGTTCCGGCACCGGCTTCAAGCGAAAAAGTAATACGAGAATATGGATTTAAAAATCCTTTATTAACAAGTTGAAATCTAACGAAAGATTGACTGAACACGACAGGCTCTAAAATATCAGTGTCAACAGTCGCTTCTTGGTTGCTTGGAATAGATCCAACGCGGAGGAGGTCAGGAATAGAAGATTCATCCATTTTGAGTTTCGGCATACCTTCAGACATTTTTATAATTTATATTATATAAAAATTTCTTAAAAAGAAAATAAATAAAAAAAGTATAGATAAAAATTATTATTTACGAAACAACTTGAATGCCTCCGCCATTGAACAGAAGAGTATTCTTAGCATGTACAAAGACAAAGGCACTAACCGGTGAATCATCTGTTAATTCTACGTCCATCTGGAGACCCCAATTTTGAGTTGAGAAGTCAGCGCCGTCAGAACCAAGAGTATCATATGCAACGCCAACGCCCCATACAAGTCCGCCTTGTAAAACTTCATTATCATTAACAGACCACGCTCGGTTAGTATTGACAGGAGATATCTGTGTTCTAGTTATGTTGCTGTATGGAGTAATAGAGTTCATGAAATTACGAGATATTTGAGGATCAACAACCGATACATTAGGATCTTTTTTATGATTAGTATCCCAGTTGAAAGAATCAGGATAACGAGCACCGCCCTTAGTAAATACAACTTGATTAACATCAGCAACAGCGCCAGTTGCTCTAATCGGCATAATAGTTTGAAGAGAGTTTTGGTCTAAGTTATTAAGGTAAGAACTACGAATGAAATTCATAAAAACACTTCTTACTCTACTCATACCAAGGGAATAATTAAGGATAGCATTTGTTGAGTTAATAGTGCTGTAATAACTAGCAAGCGACATGTATTCAAATGCGTTTACTTTACTTTGGACTTTATTTTCAGGAGTCATATCTTCAACCTCACAAACTAATTTAAGGTTTTTAAGAGAATAATCAGCATTCGATAAACCCTTAGCAACCGCGCCGGAAGCACTGCTTACGAATAAGAAAGAACTTGGGGGAGCTAGAGAAATTTCAATACTTATACCGCCAATTGTATCACTGGAAAGCGGAATTGGAGATCCATTTTGGAGAAGTCCGGTTGGTAAGTAAACGCAGAACTCATTGCCATTTGTTTTAAATTGTCTTACAACTCCTTGACGGGATGCCTCATCAGCCGGAAGAGTTAATGCAGTTTGGGATAAATGCCCAATGAGATCCTCATTAGAACTTGCAATAGGAAGGTAAGAAGCCATCATACGATTGTAATGTCTAATTGTTTCAATAGTCTGTTTAGTCTTAATTGAAGTAATAGTTACAGTATCAACCATTCCGAAAATACCGGAGCGAGAATCGATTTCTAAATCATCAGTATCAGCTACCGGATCAACACCATTTCGGGTTACTGATAACTCGCCACAGATACGGACTGAACTACCCATCAGGAATGCATCTTGTTCTGAGATTTCAAAACGGACGATTGGCTGACCGGATTTATAGGACACAATACCATTTGCTGTTAAATTACTAGGACGGATATCAAGGAACTTTCTAACCATTTTTTTATAATTTATATAATATAAAAATTTTATAAAAAGATAATTTAAAAAAAGATAATAACTTTAACTTTTAAAAACTTAAACAGTAACAGAAATCTGGTCGCCCTTAATATTAATACGGCGGAGATGATAAACATAATTCATCCATAATTTATTCTTAGTCGGAGCAGTTCCTTGGTAATTAACTTGAAGATTAAAGTCAGAACCGCGAGCATCATATACTCCGTTGTTGAGTCCGAGCGCACGGGATACAAAAAAGTTGTTGTTGAATGATTCAAAAGATCTAGCAGGGATGTCGCTTTGGACGAGAGATTTTTCATTTTCAATTAACGGTTGAGCATCAATACTTACTTTGGAAGAAGTTTTAGCAGTAGATACCGCTCTGCTTGGATTCAATTTTCCATTATAATAGAATTGATACGATGTTAGAAAATCGGACACGCCTACGAGTCCAGTTCGGGTGGAGTTAGATGAGAGCATACCGTTAGCAGCGCCTACAATGTTGTATGTTCCATTTGCCGAAATTCTGTTTTTAGAACTGTAATTTGTACTATCTGTGGGCAAGCAAATTACTGCGCGTGCCCTAGATTGCTCGAGTCCGAGCCTAATATTGGCAACAACATCATTTGCTAACTGAGAATATTTGTAATTAGTAACACTAAGAACATCAAGACCCATGCTTCCGCCATCCCTCATTTTCTTTAACATACTTGCTTCATAACTTGCTCCCATATCTAATTCATTAAGTATCATCTCAACATTAGATAATTTATAAGTCGCATCATAAGAAGTTGCTTCACCGATTACAGATTCACTTACAACGTGCCATGCTCCAACCTCAACAGAATCAGCAGATGCTAAAAGATAGTCTTGATCTAAAACAATTTCAATAAGACCAGCTCCACCGGATGCCGATGCCGATGCATTGATTGCTGCGATTAACGGAATTCCTGCTGCGCCTCCAACTTTCTTGGTGAATGTTGCGCTAGAACCGGTAGAACCATCCTCAGCAAACGAAACTGCCTCACCTATTACAAACGGGCAATTGTTTGCTTTAAACTGACTATTCTCGCGAGTAATGTAAAATTTAGAAATAGTATCACCGTTATCAATATCATCCTTAGCAGCAGTAATAGATCCATTAACAGAATCAAAAACAGGGTTGAGAGAAAGGCGATTGTACTGAATTGCCGACTCTAATTGTCTAAGGACTACATCAGAATTTTCCAACTGAATTTCGACGCGGCAGCCGGTTAGGATATTAGGCCATACTTTATCAGAACTCCAAATGCCCGTATGTAATGGGATAGCAATTTTAGCAGTTACAAAATCAGCATCACTGTAAGTAACAGTTTGATTTCCGACAGGCGCTTTCTTAAAATACGGATTAGTATCAAGGTCAGTCATGACAGATTTAGGAGTTCCTTTTGTTCCTCTGTTCTGAGGTTTGTAAGTAGTTACTCCCTCGCCAGCAACTGCTCTTTTATTCTTAAGAGAATCATTAGTATCATAATCATAAATAACCGAACATAAAGAATTATAATTTTGAATTTCTTCAAGTAAAACTCCGCCGTTTTCTTGACTCGAATAGATTCTAATATCACGAATTAAACTCTGACCGCCCATCTGCCCGTCTAACTGAAGACGGGTTGGAGGCGCACCAGCGGGTAAAGCAATCTTAAAATCAAACTGGAGAAAACTATTCTTAGGATTAATAAACTTAACAGTAGACGGGATATCTATATGAATAATCTGACCAGCAGAATATTCTAAACCATTTGTAGCGCTTACAGCAGTGGAAGTCTGTTTGATTGGGATCTTGTTATCAGCTGACCAGAAACTCATTATTTTATAATTAATATAATATAATAATTTTGAGAAAATAAATTTTAAATAAAAAAAGTTAAATCTTTAAAAAGACCCGGATGCTTCAATTCTAGAAGAACTATCTCCTCCGCCGCCTCCTACTCCTCCGAATGCGCCAGCGCCAGCAGTTGCAACAGATGATTGTTTAGATGCTTTTAAAGCAGAAGTTTTAGTTGCTGCTTCTGTATCGGCAGATGCTTTATCTTTACTTGTATCTCTTGCTGCGCCTATTTCACTAAAAACTCCACCGACTAAACTCGCTACGCCTCCTATTGCTTCTAATCCTAAACTCGCTGGGGTAGGTACAACGAGTCCAGTTAGTTCTGCTGTTGAACCGGCAAGAGTTAATATATTACCAACTTTATCTTCCCAATTCATTTTTTTGAAACCTTTAACTCCGCCGGATATATCTGTTTGTAAAGCAAGACCTCCGCCAATAACAGCACCAGCACCTCCTAGGAATTTAACTGAATCACCTAGAACAGTTGCTTCTGTCTTTGCTCCTTTAAGAACGTCTGATACTTCTGATATATCTCCTGCGTCCTTAGCAGCAGTTACTACTCCTCCTCCTTTTCTAAAATCAGCAATTCTTTTAGCTGCGCCTTCGGCACTACTTAATTTACCGGTATTCCTAACTGCTTGACCTATTCCTTCTTCCGCTGGATTAAGGAAAGTTTTATAAACTGAACCTACTCCTTGAGATACTGCTTCGGTTGCTTTATCTAAACCACCAATAACATATCTTTCTGTGCCATCTAATGCAAGATTGCCGGCGCGTGCGAGTCCGGATTTAGCAACTGATGGTATTGCTTTAATAGATTCTCCAACTGCACGACCTCCCGATGATACAGCACTCTTTAATCCAAGACCTCCGGCTGCTTGAGATAAAATAGAATTTTCATCTCTTGACATTTCTGCCGATGTAATACCTTGTTTTTGTTGAATCGCTGTATCGCCTGCTCTAGATATAGCATCATCTAAATTTTCATTACCTTGTCCACGTGCTCTATTTTCAGCGCTTTGACTACTTGAGAAACTATTGCCTTGCGATAGCGCTTCATTCATTCCATATAGATCCATTTTATAATTTATATTTTATTTTATTTTTTTGTATTTATATTTTAAAATTATTCTTCTTAATGATATTGAACTATTGCTCCAAATTTTTTAGCAAGCATATCCTCAAACTCTAAACATTTTTTAAGTTTTTCATTATATATTTCTTCGGCGAGTTCTTCTTTATATTTTTCTTCTAAAAATTTAATAGCATCGTTTACATGTTTTTTTTCGTTTACATTATCCATTTTATTATATAATATATTTTATTTTTAACTATTTATTTTTATCTATTCTTCTTCATCGCTTTCATCAGTATTTCCTAATGGATAAATTTTTGTTTCAAAATTAATCCATGCTTCCGCTGGATTTTCTTGGAGGTTCAGATGTAAAAAATCATATTTCTTTTTAGTTGCTTGTTGATAGAGTTTTCTAAAAACAACATCGCCTCCGAACATCCCCGCCATTTCTTCACTCAGTTTATCATATTCCTTAGAATTTTGTAATCTTCCAACTAAAATATTTGTAGCATTAGCGCGACAAACTGGACTTACTTTCCTAAGTGCTTGAGTACTGATTAATAATAAATGTATATTGCTATGGCGATAACGAGAACAAAGCGAGTCTAATGCTGGGGTCTTATCTCCAAGGCAATCATCTATGAAAACGCATGCCTTAGGCATCTCACTTGCTTGTCCGTATTTCTTTTGAGATTCAACAAAATTATATATATACTCATCTTTATAATTATCATGTATATCACAACTCGTTCTTAAAAATCTATTAGTTAAATCTGTATTGATTGTGTTACTAATTACCATCGGCGGTATATCAAAATAATCTAAACCAAAGAAGTCAGAATTTAAAATTAAATTCGAACCGATTGTGCTTTTACCGCATTTGCACGGCATTACCATAAGGACTTGCGCGTGAGGCTGAGGGAGGTTAGGATGAATTGCCCTTGAATTTAATTTAGGAGGATCTCTAATCTTTCTTATTTTAGGAAACGTATTATTAGACATTTATATAGTATAATATATATTATTAATTTAGATATTTATTTAATACTTTTTTATTTCTTTTAATTAACATATCCCATAATTTACGATTATGCTCAGGTTTGTATCTAGGTTCTCCTCCACAATTTAATAGTTTAACATTTTTATTCCAATTTATATATTTATCAGGATATGTTTCAAACATAATATCATCGCAACCCCATGCTTTAATTGTCGGCGGATATACAAATCCAAATATATCTATATGTGTTTTATGAATTAAAAACTGAGTTGGTATTCTGTCATTGTTTGACCAACCAGCGCTAAATCCAATATTGTTTTTTAATTGTAAATTTAAAATAAAATAATCTAACCATTTATCTTCAGGGATTAATATATCATCTCCTAAAATCATAAGGTATTCATCTCCCGCCTTGATTGCTATGTTAGCTAATTCATTCCATATCCCGACTGGATTACCTTTAAAAGTTTTGTCAAATCCAATCCATTTAATTTCAATATTATTATACTGACATAATCTTTGCTTACTATATATTTTATCATCTATATCGTATCCAACATAAACTTTAACTTTACAATATGATTTCATAT